CTTGTAAACTATGCGCTAAATATGCTTGGCGCATACAGAGAATATAAAGAGCTTACTGAATGGCTTGATGAAAGGGGTATGGAGATATCGTCCCTAGATAAACGGGAGTTATCAAAGTACCTTTCAATATTCAGGTTATCTGAAATAGATGGTGTTGAGGTAGTCTCGATTGATGAGCCTGAATAAGGAGGAGCCAGCCGCTGGGAGTACGACTGGCTCTGGATAGGTTGCCTGAAAGGTAAGGTAGGTAGGTATCAGACAGTAGGATTATACCTTAGTCTTCTTTGTTGGCAAGTTGCTTTGAAACATAATCTGCATATTCAAGGGCGAGTTTCATTTGAGACCTAGCATTAGGTTCGTAGCCTTGCTTCTTGTAGATGTTCTGAAGGTGATAGTGAACAGTTCGTTTAGAGATTAGTAGCTTTTCGCCTATCTCATTTACTGTCATCCTGTCTATTGCCATAAGATTCAAAATTGTGTGTTCTTTAGGCGTTAGGTTGTCATACATCCCTTGCTCTCCTCTTTAGTGTGTTGAACTGTGTTTCAGCCTTTGCCTCATCTTCATAGAAGTAAATCACGCTTTGGTTTTTACCATTTGAGTAATCTTCTCGATGGAATACAAAGAATGAGTAGGTTGGATGCTTTACGATTGTTCCTAGATTGCAAATAAGTGTATGACCAGGACAACGTCCATTAATGCATCCATCTTCACAATATTGCTTTCCCATAAACTTCTCTTTCCATTTAGGAGATACACCCATAGGTGTTCCAAATGTACGTTCGTCGAGTAAGTTTGCTAGATGGACAATTGCATTGATGTACAAAGGGTCATCAGTTGAAGTGATTAATTTTTGTGCCATATGACAAGTTTATCAGGTATGCATTAGATAGCATATACGTTACAATCCGATTATGGGCGTCGTAAAGAAATATCAGAACCCCAAGGGTGGATTGAACGCAGCTGGTAGAGCGCATTTCAAGAAGACTACTGGTGCTAACTTGAAACCCCCGGCTCCTAAACCTAAAACGCCAAAAGATGCTGCTCGCCGTAAGTCATTCTGTTCAAGAATGAAAGGTATGCGTGAGAAAAACACATCGCCTGAAGTAGCAAAAGACCCTAACAGTAGAATCAATAAGTCCTTACGGGCTTGGAATTGTTAGTGAGGTAATCATGAAAACTAAAGCGCATCGTGGCTTCAAAGTAGTACAAGCAGAGATTGCTAAGAAGCAAGGTATCTCTATGAATAGTGCTGGTGCTATCCTAGCAACTTCTGCACGTAAAGCTAGCCCTGCCGCTAAGGCTAAGAACCCTAGACTAAAGAAAGTATTAGGCAAGGCTAAGTAAATGCTGAACGAGATGAACAAGCATATGAACCATCTTTCTATGGGTACTTTGATGACTATAGAGACGAAGGAACATAACCTCAAGAAAGCACCTACGAAAACGGAGCTTCTAAAAATGGAGCAACGTGAGCATAAGTTAGGCAATCGCCCGACTATGCGAGAAGCAATGGAAGCTGAGTACGCAGAACATTCTAATGCTGAAGATAAGTTGGTAATCAAACCGAGTCGAGCGCAGGAAGCCAAGGCTACTGCCATTTATAAAAAAAGGAAGTAACTAAAATGCCAATGGGAATGCCCTATCCAAAGGGTGAAATGTCTATGTCGAAGATGATGGGTGTTGAGTCCAAGAAGGATGCAATGCCAGCGAAAAAGGCTAAAAGCATGAAGCCTGCATCTAAGAACGGCAAGAAGATGACCGCAAAGATGATGATGAAAGGTAAATGTTGATGGCGGCTGCATCCGCTAATATGAGTGCCGCTAAACGCTTTCAGGCAAGTATGAGGAGTAATAACCCTGGTATCGTTCCTGATAAGCAAGGCACTGCACGAACGCTAGAAGCTGCTCGTCGTTTCCAACAAACTATGCGTCTACGTGACCCCGGTATTGTTGGTAATGCTAGTAGTGAATTGTCTAAAGCATTAGTTCGGTCTGCACCTTCTGAGATTGCCACACGTGCTAGTGGCGAACTAATGAAGCGTGAGGCTGGTGATATTGCTCGTCGTGCAAGTGGTGAAATGGTCAAGCGTCCAGCAGGTGAACTTGCAACTCGTGCCGCTGGCGAGATGGTTAAACGTCCTGCTGGAGAACTCGCTACACGTGCTGGTGGTGAGATGGTCAAGCGTAGTGCAGGTGATATTGCCAGACGTGCTGGTGGTGAACTTGTAAAACGTGGTGCTGGCGAACTTGCTAAGGTTGCTGCTTCTGAAGGTAGCAAGGCTGGTGTGCGTCAAGTTGCCGGTCAGGTTGCTAGTCAAGCTGCTGGTAATCTTGGGCGAACCGCTGCACAAGGACTTGCTATGGGTTCCGCTAAAGCTGTTCTTCCAGTTGCTGTAGTAGCTGCGGTGCAAAAAGGTTCTGGCGAGTTTCCTGAGCTTGAAAAGTTGCGTCGCGAAGAATCTGAAAACCGTCGTGTCAAAATGCAACAAGGTATGAAAACAGGTATGGGTAACACTGCACCTGGTGCATACCGTCACGAGACGCATATGACAGGTCTTAAGGGTGAATATAAGCCTATTGAAGACTTGACTGGATATGCCGTTAGCCTCATTGAAAAAGGTCGTAACTTTGGTGAAGCTCGTAAACTTATGCAGGGAACTGAAAAGTTTAGGGGTATGTCAGATGACATGAAGCGTATGGCTCTTCAGTACTACGATGATTGGCAGAAGGGTCAGTTAGCATCTACTAATCCTGCTGGTCGTGCTAAGTTGAATGCTTATCTTGCATCTGAAAAACAGGCAAGGGAACGTGCTGCAAATGCAAATAAACCTTTGACGCCTACTGACCCAACTGGAATGCGTAAGCCTATTCGTCGTGCGCTTGGGATGGAATAGCAGATACTGCTATAACAATATTGTCAGCAATAGATGTTGACTTAGTAATCTCAAAAACTAAATACCAGAGTGCCTTCTGCAAGTCATCTTGTTCGGAGGCACTTTTCTTTTTGCCAGCACGTCCTATGTACTTGATAATATTACCTAAACAGAAGTCTAAGTCCCAGTCAACTATTACATCTAGTGGCTGAATATCACTCTTGCGGTAGTGTTCTATCTGTTCATACGACATAATGGGATTATACACTGGTAAAGGTGCTAACTACAATTGACAGATAAGCGTAAGATGTTCCTTCAGAAGGGTGGGTTGGAAATCACTGACCCTATTACTGAAACGGATGGCGTCCGCTACAAGAACCGTAACGGCACATTAATTAGGTGTTGTGATGCTGAGGTTGGGCAAGGTTCTAAAACGTGGAAGTGTCGAAACATTGCAGTCAAGGGGAGTGCATTTTGTATAAAGCACGGCGGAGTACCGAAACCAGCCAATACCAATTCGCTGTTATTCAACACAGGTCTTCAAAGTAGCAACCAAGGTAGATTCCGTAATGTTGGTAAGAAAATGCTTGACCGCATTGACAAGCTTAGGGAAGACCCTGAACTTTGGTCATTGCGAGATGACACTGCTTACATCACTGCCCTTCTTGATATTAGAGCAGAGGCAGCTGCTGAAGGGGTTAGTCTTGACCAATACAAAAAGATTCAAGAGATGTATAAGTCTTGTGCTGACCATAAATACCAAGAGGACTTTTGGGATTTGTTTGATGAGTTAGGTAAGTCTATTAGTCATACGTTAAGTGAGTTTGCTGCATCAAAGGATGTACTTGAACTTATTGAACGACGTACTGACATTGTGGAAACAGAACAACGGTTGATGCATCAAAAGGCATATACTCTTGAAGTAGACCAAGCATTCAGTCTTGTCATGCAGATTGTGAACGTAATTAATCGCACTGTAAGTAACTCTGATGAGAGGCAAGGAATCAAGGCTGGCATTGGCAAACTGTTGACTGTTTATAAGCAGTCATATGAAGAAGAAATTATAGATGCCGAGGTAATAGATGGCGCAGCAGAAGAGTCAGGTGAATACCAAGATAACTCCCAAGGCACTGAGGAAGTTCATCCGACCGAATAAGCCGTTATCTGTCGCATTGCTTGAAGCGATGCAAGAGAAGTTTGATGACGTGATTGATGGAAGTGGCTTTGATTCAAGGGCATATGCTATTGATGGTTCGGAACTTGAGTATCAGAAGTGGTTACGTAAGTTTGCTCCTCATGCTGCATCTGCACCATTAGCAAGGCATCATATTCGTGCGTGGGAATGGGCTGAAGGTATAGAGGCTGGTAATCCACCTCCTGCTCTTATTGAATGCTGGTTTCGTGGTGGTGGTAAGTCTACTACTATGGAGCTTATCTCTAGCCGTATTGCAGTCAAGGCTACACGCAGATTCCTTCTATATGTGTGTTCAACCCAAGATGCCGCTAACCGTCACGTTGCAGATATAGCAAACACGATGGAGAAGTGTGGCATCGAGAGAGCCATCAATAAGTATGGATACTCTAGGGGTTGGAACGCTGAGAAATTGCGTACTGCCAACGGGTTCAATATCTTAGCGTTTGGATTAGACACTGGCGCACGTGGTGTGAAGT